AGTTGCCCTAATTACATACCGCCTTTACCAGTCTTACCTAAGATAGAAATATATGATGCCTTAGACGATGAGTATGTTAAAGATGCAACAGAAGCGAAGGATGATATGGGAACTGATAAAGATGAAGAAGAGAGAGAAACAGAAGAAGAAGATGAAGAAAAAGAAAGACTAGAGATAGCAATGGCTGCTTCTGAAAATGCTTTGACAATAGCTAACACAGCATCACAAGCATCCATCTTAAAGCAAATAAATACAGCTACAAATATTAACTCTTATTATGTAGCACAGATTCAAGGTGGTGTATATCGTGATACAACTCAGTTAGATGGTGGCAAGGTAGTAGATAACAGGTTAGTTTTTAGAAGTTTAACACAAGAGCAATTACACAACGAAATGATACAGGAGCAGTATAAATGAACAAATTAATAACTTTATTTTTAATGGTAGGACTAACTGGATGTTCTTTATTTGCAAGTAAGGTGGAAGCCAATACTAATATTAATGGTAATGTAGAATCAAGATGTACAGTTAATACTGATACTGTTGGTTATTACGGAAACCCTAATGCCTATACTCTTACAACTCTACCTGCTAGTGCTGGTCAAGTTCCTATTGTGCGTGTTGATACATCACTAGCCAATGCTTACAAAGCACAGATAAGTTACCCTACATCGTTTAGTTCAAGTCCAAGTTTAGGTGACACTGTTGTATGGACAGGAGCAGTAGCAGTAGCACAAGCATCATCTACAGATATGTCGGGTTATCAAGCAGCCAGTACAACAGCAGATGGTGGAGCTATGAGAATTTATGAATTAGTACACGCAGGAGCAACTTGGTTTAGTGTTTCTTCAGTTGCCACATACGGTGGTGGACAGCAGAAAGCATTTCCTGGTGGTTCATATTCAGCAGTTGTAACAGCAGAATGTATCGCCCAGTAGTACTGTGGTTGTTGCTATGTGGTAGTGTAGCAGCACATGATATGACACCCACTTACCCTAAGTGGAAAATGTCGTTTATACCAAGTGCCAAGATGACCACAATGCAGGTGTTTAATAAGAGAGCAGATGTACAGTGGTATCAGATAGGAGTGTTTGATAAAGATTGGAATCAACTTCCTTTTGTTACTCGATACAAGATATTAAGAGTCAAGTATTTAAGTCGTGTAAAGTTTGATGTATACATTAGTAGTGAGTATTCAGATGAAGCAGAATACATATGCTCAACATCGAAACTTAGAGGCAATGATGATTTTAAACCAATTGTAGAATCTAAGATTTGTTCGAGGTTTAAGTGAAACGGTGGTTAATTTTATTATTACTCAGTACACAAGTAATAGCAGATAGTAACTCAATGAGTTTTTCGATACCAAGTATTAGTTCAGTAAGTGGTTCGGATAGCATTAGGGCAGGTGATTTAGATTGTAAGAACGCTATAGGCGGTAGTACAAACTTTGAGATTGGAATGACAGGTGTAATAAACAATGTTATTATGCCAGTTATAGGTAAGCCAGATGAAGATAACCCTCAATCTAAGGACATAGGTATATATGCTAGGCTTATAATTCCTTTAGACGCACCAAGCGAAAGAATAAACTGTAATACTTTGTACCAATTAGAGTTACAACGCAGAAGATTAGAAGTAGAAAGATTAAAACAAGAGATAGAATACTTAAAAAAACTACAAAACGATGGTGCATTTAATAACTAATGGCAGACTTAGAGGACATTGTAAGGCAAGGTGAAGGACTTAAAGATAGAAAGTTAAGGATTTTTGGTATAAAATTAAGTGGTGCGAGTATAGTTGGAGCATTAGCCTTTATTTCAACGATTGTTGGTACGCTGTATGGTGGCTTTCTTATGTACCAGAAAGTAGAAGGAATCGCAAATTTGGACTTAGACGCTATAGCTGGACAGATGGTAAAGACTTCAGCAGATGTTATAAGAATAGAAGAACATGCCAACGCAATTAAGATAGAATTAAAGAAAGATATGACAGATTTAAGAAATAGTCAATGGAATTTAGAATCAAAGGTAGATGGTAAGTTACAATCAGTAGACACTAAGCTAACTAACTATGATACTAAATTAGATAGATTTGAAATAAAAGTAGAGAAGGTAAAAGCAGATATGAATAGGCAAATTACTGAAGCATTAAATAATCCACTAGCTAATTAGAGGTGATATGGAAGATATAAAAAGAATACAAATGCAATTAGATAAACATTCTGGACAGATTTCTAAATTATTTAGTAAAATTGATGATACCAATGATAAGATACAGAAGATATTTAATATGCTAAATCAAATAAGATATTTTATTTACGGCGGTTTTGCTTACTTTCTAGCTTCTGAAGTTGGTATGTTTAATTTATTGAGGTTAGTAGCATGATAGGATTTTTGACTAATATAGCCCCAATAGCTTTAGGATTTATTGGAAAGTTGTTTGCTCTAAAGAGTCAAGCAGCACAAGAACAACAAAAAATGATGATAGAAAACCTACAAGTTAGGAACGAATCTATTAATCAAGCTAGGTCAATGGCACAGAAAGAAAGTCCAATGGCTGCAATGAATAGACGAATTATAATATTAACTATATTAGCGTTAGTAATCTTTACACAGATAGCACCTGTGTTTTGGGATGTGCCTACAGTAATTCCTACTGTAATAAAGGGTGCTAGTATATTAGGATTTCAATTGACACCAGATGTGGTAGAATACGTTACTGTAGAAGGGATGTTGAAATTTGACGAGATATTTAGATGGGCAACAATGATAATCGAATTCTACTTTGGAGCACAACTAGCAAAAGGTAGGTAGTAATGAAAAGGGCGATAGTTATACCCGACCAGCATTTTCCGATACATGATGAGAGTGCAGTCAAAGTTGTATTGAAGGCGATAGATTTTGTAAAACCAGAGATATTTATTAATCTGGGTGATGTTGGAGAGTGGACTTCTGTGTCTGGACATAGATACAAAAGACGAAAACGACCACCACTAGAGTACCAACTACCAGAAATAGATAAAGAAATTAAAGCAGTTAACAAACAGATTGACAGGTTTGATAAGGCATTAGATAAAGTTAAGTGTAATACTCGACATATTCTTGCTGGTAATCACGATGAATGGCTAGATGCGTTTGTAGAAGAGAATCCATATCTTGACCAGTACACATTTAGAAATGCGTGTAAGTGGGATGAGAGGGGATATGAGTATCGTAGGTACAATGAAGTTTTAACCATTGGTAAGTTGTCTTTTATACATGGTGCTTACTGTGGTGTAAACCATGCTAAGAAACATTTAGATGCTTATGGTACAAATATTATGTATGGGCATGTACACGATGTAGCTAGATACTCAGCTACTAGATTGTTAGATGGAAACATTAGTTCGTGGGCGATGGGTTGTTTAAAAGATATGTCGGCAGAAAACAACACATGGCTAAAGGGCAGATTACATAATTGGAATCACGCTTTTGGAATTATAACCTTTTTTGACAATGGTAATTTTCAAGTAGAAGTGGTTGATATTGTAGAAGGTCGAGGTTCAATATGGGGAAAAATAATTAAAGGATAAAGTATGACATATAGAGAATTAATAAATCAAGTGTTGATACGACTAAGAGAAGATACTATATCTAGCGATTGGTCGGGTGCAATAAACGACTCTACTACAGTATCAGCATATCATAAAACTATTGCTGCTTTGATTAATGATAGTAAAAGAAGTGTTGAAGGATATCACGACTGGTTAAATTTAAGAGAAACAGTTGATATATCTACAGTAGCAGGTACTAAAAATTACAACCTAAGTTCTGGTCAGGAGATAAAAATTGTAGATGTTGTAAATAATACAACTGGTATTCATCTTAATCAAGTTAGTAGACAATATATTAACACAGTTAAATATCCTACAGATGACACTGGAGAGCCTTTATATTACGCTTTTAATGGTAGTGATAGTTCTAATAATTTAAAAGTTGATTTATCTCCAGTTCCTACAGAAGCACATACCATTTCATTTGATATTGTAAAACCTCAAGATGATTTAACTTTAGCTGCAACAGTATTAAAGATACCTTCAAAGCCAGTAATACTTGGTGCATGGGCTAGAGCAATATCAGAGCGTGGTGAAGATGGTGGAACACAGTCTAGTATTATGGCACAAGAAACTGGAGAAGCACTTAAACAAGCAATAATATTAGATAGTGGAAATACACAATACGAATCAGATTGGTTTGTAAATGAGAATCATTCTCATGGAACAGTTAATTTTAGATAATGGCTAAACAACTAGACTATTTACCTTTAGAAAACTTTGGTATTAATGGATTAAATTTACAAAGTAATCCTGCAACACTAGACCAAACATATCTTACAACTGCTGATAATGTAGTTATGAGAGAGTCTGGTAGAATATCTTTTAGAAAAGGTTTAAAACAAAAAGTAGTTCCTACTGGTACAGCAATAGGTTCTATGGTGGAGCATAATGATTCTGGTACTAATAAAATATTTGCTAGTCACG